TTAAGTGCAAAATCTGAGGCATGATGACCATCAAGTGTATCAGCATCGAGGCCAGAATTAGCACCATCATTACCAGAATGCCAATATTTTTGATTACCATTAGTAATCAAGTTGCCCCAAGTTCTAATAACTCGACCTTCGCCAGTCTTTGTTTGAACACCAACAATGTTTAATCCGCTAGCAAATCGACCAGCCGATATCGAACCATCGTTACCATCTGTTTGACTTGTATGACCAAATCTAATTTGTTTTCCCTGATCAAGGGAGACATCCCCTTTAATATTTTGATTAGTAATGGATGACTTATTAAAGAAACTAGCAGAATCTATACCATCTAACTTATCAGCATCAAGACCAGAGCCGCTACCATCATTACCTTCATGCCAAACTTTATATTCAGTTACTCCTCCATCATAAGTAACCTTTAGATTATTTTTATTTGGAACATCAAATATGATTTGATCTTCAACACCTCCGGGTCCGTCATTTGTTACACCAATAACAAGATCGGACTTTTCACCAGTTGTATTTCTAACACCGTGAGCATGATATTGGATAAATCCGAAATCAGAAGCATGATTAATATTAGTACCATCCTTTTCTGATTGGAAGAATAATCCACTTACACCTTCGGAACTACCCTTTAATAATAAATTTGTTCCGTTAGAAGCATATGTACAATTAGTTCTTTCACCAGCTGGATTAGACGATCCGTGGATTGCAATTGTTCCACTAAAGTTAGCTACTCCTGATATTGTTGGACCTGAGCTACCAACAAAGTTATCATCAACATATTTCTTTGTAATAAGGTGATTATCAGCGGTACCTTCAGTGCCAAGAGTTACCTTATTATCAGATCCAAATGAAAGTGCGGTTTTTGTTTGTCCAGAATTTTTCCGTCTAATATATAAACTATTAGATGCTTCCTCAATCTTCCAATGAGTACTTAAATTCTTATTAAATGATAAATGACCATTTAAACCGATATTTTCATTTGCGTATAAACTACTTCCAACAAATGTATCACCATCAGTTGATCTAACGTGGAATACTTCTTTCCCGTTATCCTTTTTACTATTATAAACACTAATTGCGTGCTCATCATCATTAGTATCAGTTACTTCAATGAATAGACCACCTCCATCACTATTATTAGTTGATGTCATTCTTCCAACGAAATGCGTACCATGCGAATATTTACCATCTCCATTTGGAATTACATTTCCAGATGCGGTAGTAGTTACGTTTCTCGTTCCAATACTATATGCAATATTATCTGATACTTCAAAATTATCAGCAGGCTTAATACTACTAACACCGCTAGATACTGCATTATCAACGTATTTCTTTGTAACAAGAGCAGTATCTCCTAATGCACTAAGCTTACTTGTTTGATCAGGAGCGGTTATACCTCCTCTAATAGTCACTCCGCCAGTATAATCACTAGCATAATTAATAACAAGAGTATCGCTAGTTCCATGAACTAATGCTCTTCTATAATCTCCGGTTTGACCACTACGACGAGTTGCATTATCTAACATAATGTCGGGTCCAGAAGATATAATGGTGGTCGAAGTTATTTTTCCAGTACGTATGGCTCCATTAACATCCAGTTTATATAAACTGCCGGGAGTTTTTCCGATTCCAACACTACCATCACGCTTTTGTCTAAAACCTTTACCCCAATCCCAATTGGTATTATCATCCTTTCTTGCAGCTAGTTCAAAGAAGTCACCATCAGTACTTTGTCTAGTATGAAGTATCCACCTTTTTTTACCGTCGCCAATCGTATGATCTTGCTTACTATGAATATTTCCTCCGACATTAATAGTACCAGCAACACTAATATTACGTTTAAAATTTACATCTCTATCTTTAGTAAATGTTGCAACGGGTAAATTATTATAATTAGTACCACTAAGAGCACTTATAGCAATATCAAAGGAACCACCATCAGCATCATGCGCATTAAGTAACCAACGATGAGTTTTGTTTGCGGTGGGTCTAATTGATATCATACCACCACCGGGATGAGCAGCTATATGACCAGCTTCACTTTGTTTATTACCAACACACAGCATCCAATCTGGATCTGTTTCATTAATACCAACCCTATCTCCTGAAGTAATGGTAAATGTTTGAGTTGCATATGACAATGAGTCATTCTCGTGAAAAATTCGTAGATTCGGCTTTGCGGCATTCGTTCCATATGTATCAATATGCCAATAACCAGTATCATCGCTCGATCGATTAAATGTGATTTGTCCACCTTCACCCGATTGATTAACTCTTTTAAGCTTAAGAGTAGATAAATCATCTGCAAAACCATCTACTGCATCATCAACGTATTTCTTATTAACGAGTGCATTATCGTCATTTAAAATCGTTTGAAGTTTACCACCATTTGGTACCTCAATCGATGCATTACGATTAATTCGAATTGCAGAAGTACCAGAACCAGAGGTATTTTGAGGGCCAATATACATTGCGTCACTTTGACCACTTCTCCAAATACCAAATCTTTCATTTTTACCATTAGCATTTGCAAGTATAAGCTGTGGCCATCCATCGCTATGAATCTGTACATGTGCATTAGACCTAATAGAACCATTAACATCAAGCTTTGTAATAGGATTTGTTGTGCCAAGACCTAAGTTGCCATGTTCATCAAATCGGCCAGACTCACTTACGGTATAATTTGAATCATTTGTATCATTCGCTCTTAGAAATTGAATTTGCCCACCTCTCGAATCGGTCGATGAGGATGATCCTGATACCCAACTTTCATTATTAAGAGCAATAGCAGCACTCGCTCGGAGATTAGTTCCTTTAGAATAAGTTGTATTTCCAGAATATCTTAGATTTCCACCAATAAGTGTACTGCTATAATTTGTTGATAAAAATCCGTATGCTCGTGTATTGCCATCCCATTGATTAACTTGGATACCACCTCTAAATTGAGCAGATACACTATTATCATTACTAGTTTTTACAGTAAGTGTAGCACTACTTGGTGTTCCATTATTAGAAGTACCAGGAGAACCAATATTTAATTTACGATGAATATATACCGAGTTATCTGATCTAAATTCTGTAACAGCAGTATTATCATAAGTTGATTTTTCAGTATTCCACTTTGAAGATACAATAGCAAGTTGACCAGCGTTTTTATCATACGCATTTATTCTCCAACCGTGAGTTGTATTTAATTTAGGTCTTAAAGATATTTCTCCACCATTAGCATTTAACGCAACGTGTCCAGCTTCGGTAGTTTTACCTCCAATATTTAAATCCCAATCTGGCGATTCTTCTTTAATACCGATTTTACCATTTACGCTTAAACTACCGTGGTTATACGTATTTTTATATAAATCAATACGATCGGTTTTTAATTGAATAATCGCGGTTAAACCTTTTGCTATATTTTTTTGTGAATTATCGCCCAGCTCAAATACCATAGCAGCAGATGATACATCAACACCACATTCAATTCTAGCAGAAGAACCATCATTTGAAGGTATACCTCTATTATGATTAAATGCAACATTAGCATTTCCGTAACCATCATTAACAGTAAGAGCGACACCGCCAGTTTGTGGACCAGCTTCGATAGATGATTCAGATATAATATTACCATGAACATCAAGTGTAGCTTCTGGATTACCGGTTTTTATACCAACATTACCAGAACTAGTTATTCGCATTCTTTCTGCAGAAGAACCATTACTTGCTTCTCCTGTAAAGAACCGCATCGAATTACCGATGTTAAAATATCTAATAGCTCCTGACTTATGACTTTTACTATCACCGAATGTTATAGAAGCTGACTTATCATCCCTTGATTGAATAGAAATTTCTGCATCATTGCCAGTTTGATATACATTTAAAATTGATTGAGGATTTGATGTTCCAATACCAACTTTACCCAAACTTGTAATCCTCATTTGTTCAATGAGGTCTTTAGTATTTTTTGCAGTATAAAATACTAAAGACCCGTCTGGAACTGTATCATTAATGCGTTCGCAAATAGAGGCGATTCTTCCAGTTAACCAAGTATTTCCAGTGGCAGTTGTATCTGGATTATAAAAATCAATAGCAGGACCAGATCCTTGATGCCCATCATTTGTTTCTGGAACATCAGAGTTTCTAATCTTTAGTTCTAATAGCGGTGTTACTTTACCTTTAGTATATTCTTGATCCCAAACAGAAGGCTTAACAAACGTCTTAATACCATCAACTGTTTGATCGCCTTTAAGCATGACAGCAATATTTGGAAAATTATCAATTTCATCATACATGTCTTGGAGATTAAGCCTAATCGAATTAGTCTTTAATCGCCATTGATCAAATGTGTCAGTTCCAAATACTTCTTCAAAAATGTCTTTTCGTGCCATAACTCTATTTATTCATTTTAACAATGAGTGTTTTAACCAAATCTTTTAATTCAGATATTTCTGATTGCAATTCATTAAATCTTTTTTCAGTATTGTTTTTGTTTTTCTTTCTCAATAAAGCAGCAGAATATCCTTCTGAATCAGTATTCAATATTGCATTAGTAATAGAATCTCTTTCTAATGATTGATTTTCCTGTACCTTTAATCTCATGTTATATAGTAGCTATAGCTCTAAAGTCTTTTACTGTAGGAACAGAGGCATGATGATTAGATACTAGTACTATTTTAACTTGGAAAGAATTAAACAATGCGGGAGAAGGAGAATCTTCAGAGAAATCTTTAATATAGCGTATTTCACTATAATCACCATAGTCGTCAATTGGTATCAATCGAGATGGATCAATTCGTTCAAAGTTAATATCTTCAATATTATTTTCTGCCCGTTTAAATCTTGCATATACTAATACATTAGCTCCTGCTGGTTTATTAATATTAAGATAAGTATCTAATCTATCAGAAGGATTATTTAAAATAACTTCCTTTGTCATATAAACCGCGGTTGCATTTCCATGTTCATTGCTCTCTTCACTATCGATCTTTTGTTGAGGCGATGAATCATCGAGTTGCATTAAACTATCAGTTTCATTAGTGTTATCTTCTGGACCAATGATATTTTTAACAGCAATAAGAGAAATACGATCTAAATCAACAACTGGTGAAACTTCTGATGCTTCGCTTTCCATTATAATCTTTAGCATAACATTGCTATTTACAGTTATTGGATTTACTGTAGAGACATAATGATTTTCATTTGGCGTAATATTTTCCCAACCAGTATTATTGATATTAATTTGATATTGTACACTCGTTTTAGGGTGTTCAATAAAATCAGTATTCAATTGTATTTGTGAGAACTCTAATGGACCATCACTTGTGTCATCTGCTACATTACTAATACCAACAGCATGCATTATAATACTACCAGATGATTCGTATTCTGCTCTACGAACAACCATCTTAAAGTCTTTATTCTGATCCGGTGTCCAAGTAGAAGCATTTTGTGATTTAAACGATACGCCTAAGAATGGGTTTTTCGAAATAAATTCACCAGTATTAACATCATCTTTACCTACTTCAGATAACCATTGGCGATATTCCGAAGAATTAGATTCTGTTACAATTGCGTATTCGGTACCATATTGTAAATATAATGGCGTATCGAATGTGAATGTAGTAGCAGCAGTTGCATCATTACTCGTTGCAACTTCTTCTGGTTGTTTAGAAACATCACTTAATGGTACACGTCTTTGTGTCGGCATACCATTTTCAACTTCAACAATATACATCTTAAGCGGTATATTTTTAGTAGATACGTGACTAAAATATAAATCAATCGAGTGAATAAAAAGACCGGTTGGCAATTCACCAATAATAAATGATTGAGCCAATGGATCATACCATTGAGTACGCGTTACCTTTTTAGTTGTTTGAAGCCGTGATTCAGATACTCGTTGTTCTTGTTTAACAAGTGTTCGAGTGGTGATAAGCGTTCTTTGTTTTGTTTGAACTTTTCCTTGAGCAGTATAAACTGCATCACCGCTTGTTGAGGCACCTGGATCTGTAGCAGTTTTTCCATCAGATAAAATAACCTTTCTTTCACCGGCAAGGAATTGATGCTCAGAATTGTTAGGAATAACGAACCAACCATATACGTCACCACGAAAATCTGTTACAATAGATCCTCCAGCATCTGGAATTTGTGTATTTTTCCATTGATGAAATACTTGTGTTGTTGGTCTATCACTCCAGTTTTGGTATTGATTTGGTTGGATGCCTGTTGCATACTTAGTAATGTCAACTCCATCAAAAAATACATTAAGCTTAGTATTTGGTTTAAATAGTTTACCTTTAAAATATACCTTTCTGGCTCGAATAAATGGAACAAAGCTTACATCAATAACTCTATCGTCTTTCACTTGTGTGACAGTCTGTATAGATGCAGTTGTTTTAATACCTTCACGTACTTGCTTAGAATCAGTAGTTGTTGTAGTAGTCCAACGAAGCCAACCTCTACCGGGTCCTCTACCCCAAGGAACACCAGTTCCCTTTCTCCATTCGCGTGTTCGTGTTGCTTTTGGCTTACCTGTCCAAGTTGTCTGCCAAGAATTCCATTGTGTACCTAATTGATTAACGCGATCCATTTCGGCTCTTAAATCAGATAAGCTACCACCAACTTCATTTACAATATTAGGAGCTCTCCGTGTTTCTAACCATTCGTCTGAAGATGGAGAAACCTTTACTGATCCTAACCATGTAGCTACATCGTATGGATTAACACTAATAGACACCGCAGCTTTTTGCTGATCAATAAATGCTGGACCAGTAGTATACTTAAGAGTCGCTAGACCATCTTCTACTACAATATTATCGACATCATCGCTATTACCAGTAATTCCAAATGGAACACTTCTTGTTTCGAAATATGGGCGAAGAACCGGATCGTCTGCATCTATAGAACAATTATAATGTTCATCTAATACATTTCCAACACTATGACTTTGGAAACTATCGACAATTATACCATTCTTAAATCTATCATATGGATTTCCTTGCGAAGTTTCAAATATTTGCTTGCCTGTTGCTTCACGCTCTAAAAGAGATAGCGTTGTATAATATTCTAAGTTTTGAATCCTTGATTCAATTGCACCAATATCGCGATTTGTATATTTCTTATTATCAACGAAATCAGTAGATATATCTTTAGAACTAAATGTATATGCTGGAAGAAATAAGCTATATAAATGTAGTGAATCAGACGGAAGATCTGGTGCATCTGGTTGAACTCCGGGTATACCACCTACAAATTTAAATTCACCTTCTCGTGTTACTACAAGTTTATCAATTCTAGAAAGATAATATTTAATAGTAGAGTCGATTGTACTATAAGGATCTACGTATGTTCCGTGATCACCGTCACCTTCCTTTGCTCTAAAGTCATAACTATCAGCTAAACGAACGTCTTTATAATTTGGTATATCACCATATGTAATAGGATCTAAACCTGTATTGGCTGCTCCATAAGAAGCGAGAGAGAAATAGTCACCAGATCCGTGTGAAAAATAATTATATTTTATTACGATACTGTCGTTAATAGTATTAGATCCGATATATTTAATTTTACCTTTTTTATAACATCCATCTCTTTGTCCGTTATCTAGAGTAAATTTATCTGTAATATCTAAGGGCGGTGATGAAGCAGTATCGGTAATACTTACAATTTTATGAATATCATAATTGCTTAATTCAATTTCATCACCAGTATTGATAACTGATGGAGAACCAAGTGATAGGGTTTCGGTGTCTTGTGTATATGTTTTTGTTTTAAGAGCTAAGCCATGACTTCTATATGAATAAATGACTTTTATTTGTCCAGTAGTACCAAGACCAATAGAGTTAATAGTTAATGTAGCTGTTTGATTATTATTTGATAAGTCGACGTCATCAACATCTCTATGATTACCGCTTTGATCAATAACAATAAAAGATCTAAATCCAAATTCTTCGAATCGATCATTTGCTCCACTAAGATTTAAGACAATCTCTGTTTTATCTGGTGTACCGGCTGGCGTTTCGGTACTTGAAGCAGGCGATAGTACTTTTCTAAGAGTAAATTCACTATCACCGATTATTTGTGAAATAAAATCAGCTGGTAATTGGTAGATAGATTTATTATACTCACTATCATAGAGCGCAAAGCCAGCATCAATATTAAAGTCAAATGATCCAACACTCTGTGTAATTGTATCGGCATTAGTTAAATCTTGATTAGGTTCTAATTCAACGTCGTAAATATACAAGCGATATACACCAGAAGAAGGATTCTCTAATCCGCGAATTTTACATGTAGCAAGTAATGTAGATCCGGCTTTAATCTCTGCGGCATCGTCAACATCAAATGATGGATATCCGGTAATTTCATCACCTAAAACATATGATCCAAGTAATGCATTACTATAAACATCTTTTTGTTCTGATTGTACTCTAGCCTTTTCAACAACAACATTTATTTTATCAGGCGGTGCAATTCTATAACCATCAACATATGCAACCGAAGGTTCAATACCTACAACAATTCGAGCATCGGCATATTGTTTCTTTTGAGCGAGTGTTGCATTAGCTAATTGACCAGTATACGTACTACCTAAACCAGAAATATCATCTTGTTTTACGTTTATTCCTAAATCATCAATTTGGCTTTCAGTATATATTCCTCGATTATTTTCATCATCAACATCATTATAAAATTCTTTAATGTCTATTACAAATGGATCAACAACGAAATCTCCGCTTATTTCCTTTGTTCGCGTTGCCATTATATCCATAATCTCGGCAAGCTCTGGTCTAGCAACTTCTATTACATTTCCATTTTCAACCTTTATAAGTGACAATGTATCTTTAAATGGAAAATCACCTTCATCATAAACGTGAGTATTATCATCAATAAAATCTTGATCGACGCTCGTTTCATTTTTGCTAGTAATAACTAATTCTAAATCAATTGTGTATCGATCAGCACCTGGTGCAGTAGCATTTGGATAACCTGCTGCATTATCAAGCAAAGATGCATCCATTTGATAATTAACAACAATTTCCTTTATAATAAATCTAACATCGACATTTGTTAAATATTGTCTATATGGTAAAGAAAAATATACAATTTGATCATCAGTATATACAAACTCCCCTTTAACAAAATATGTGCCGCTATCAACTTTTACAACTCCGGCTCTTCCGCTATTAGCTACTGTACCAATATTTTGTGATCGAGAATAAAGAGTATTATTATTAATTATAATATCATTATCTAACTCAATAACTTGAGGAGGAGTACTGACATCAAATTCACTAATATTTTCTCCATCAGAATCTTGAACCGATGTCTTATATTTAATATAAAAGCGATATCGATTTGTTTCGGCTAACGCTTCATAATGTAAAATATCTGCTTCTAAAAATGATGTAGAAGGAGTACCTTGATAATAATCTAAACGAATCTTTTCTATATAAGATAAATTAGAAAATAAATCAGTAAGCTCACTATCAATATCGATATCTACAAAATTTAGATCTTGTTGAAAAGTTGCTTCATCTGCTAAAGATGGAACAGGACCTTCTTTAAAGGAACTTCTACCTACTTTGTCGATTTGATTTTGCAAAATCGACTGCATCTGATTCAGTTCACGTACTTGTACACTTACACCAGGCTTAAACAAAATGCGAAGAAAATTCTTTTCCTCTGCATTCTTATTGTCGAAATTAAGATCTCTTACCGCAAAGTCATCAACATACGGTGTATTTTCATAAGTTTTAATAGCCATTAGAATTGAATAACAAGTTTTACTTCATCTGTTTGATTATAATTTCTATTTATAGGCTTTCTATTCTCATAGAAAATCACTTCACCCGTTTCAGGTAAATATTCTGGATTATCAACTTGAATGCATTGATATCTTTCACCGTCATCATATCCAGTAATACTTTTAACGATAATATCATCAGTAATACTATTAGCTTCAAATCGTTTAAAGTTAACAAGATTTGAACTATTTTGGTGATAATACAATTTTTCGTTTACGTTGTCTGCATAATCTAACCAAGCTTTCGCTCCAGTACTTTGTTGTTCAATAATAAAATCTCTACCTATATAATCTCTCGTTAATGTTCCAGCAGATAATGAAATATATTTTAATGCATCATATGCTTCGTCATGTGTATAAAAGCCCTGATCAGCATCAGAATCATTATCAGTAGTAATATCAACGTCTGGGTTTCGAGTGGGATTTTTAATTAAACTAATTTGTCTAACATCAACATTATATCCAACTGGTGCTTCACCATCGACTTCTCCAATAAAATCAACAGCAATTCCAGCATAGTATGAAGGAAGGTCGCTATCGGGATTTCTTCCTAAACCGTTATACGGTAAAACATATGGAACAATTTGAATATCGGTATTAACCTCTCCATTTACTTTAGCAACAATTGATGCTGATTCGAATCCAGTTTTCCAAGAAAATGGATCTCCAGTTTGAGGTGGATCTTTATATTCAATTTTTTCAATTCCATTTGCACCAAATATTACATTAAAATCTGTAGTGGATCCACTCGTATCTGTTATAATTACGTCTGATACTGGTGTTAATTCACCATTGCTATATCCAGTACCAATTAATTTAAGTTCAGTTAGTGATGTTGTACTAATAGTAGGACCTCCGCCATTAATAATCTTAAATCCATATACTAATCCTCCAGTAGCATTTACAATATTTGTATAATCACTAGAGCTTGGATATGTGTAATTAACAAATTGGTCAGTATAAAATTTAGAATCATCATCGAGCAAAGTAACATATGCCCAAACATATCCATCACTTAATGCTCTTGGACTATGATATGTTTCATGGGTTGATCCAGCGCCTGAAGGAATTGGAGTAGTTGATTCTACTACTTCGCCATCTCCATCCACGTTAGATAAGCAAATATAAATTCTATCATTCGATGTAACATAACACGGATAGTGCGCTACACCATCAATTGTTTCGTAATCAAAACATCTTGGATCGGTTGGATCGTATATCTTATAAACTCTATTATATGCCCAATTATTTCGAGGAACAACAGTAAAAACTTCTGCGGCTTTTGTTTTTACTAAAACCATAAGATTCTTCAGAACATCTTCTTTATTCTGAATCGTATCAGTTGGTAATGGCGCAGAGAAATTTCTATTATATTCTGTTATCGCATTACCTTCAGCGTCTGCCGAATCTGGCCAACTGTCTGTCTTACCTAGTCCAATAAAATAATCATCAACGGTAGATGTCTTAATATCATTGATGAATATTTGTCGAGAATTCTTTCTAAAATCACTTGTAATAATTGCTGCCATGGTGTTATTTATATAGATTCGTTGCTAATAATATTACTAATATTTGTGTTCATTGAAATCATAAAACTGTAGACCGAAAGACGTAATATATTAAAAATACATTAGTGCTAATTCTAAAATATTATTCTTTTTTTATTAACCCCAAGTAGGAGAATGTATATTAAATCCTCTAATACCTATACCTTCGTTTTGACCACTACCGTAATTAATTCTTCCAAAAAATTTAAAGAATATTGTTTGTCCAGCTGGTACAATAATTTCTCTATTTGTTACTGTTCGATATACGCCCCAAGTATGCGGCGCATACTGACTCCCGCTATCTCCAGCCGCATTACGTCTTTCTTCTACAGTGACTAAAGCGCCAGTACCTGGATTAGAATCCAAGGGATTATTAGTTGTTTTTAGCCTATACCAAAGTATATGATCTGCCTGATCATCAGTATTGCTAATAAATTGAAAGTTTACTTTAATTTTTAGATCTAACGTGGGATGTAAATTGGCCGCTCTCGCAAACCATTCCTTATTCGAATTAATATGATATAATTTGTTAGAACTACCAGTAAAAAGATATCCGTCACTCGCGATCGCTCCGCGAGTCCATCTCCAACTTCCTGCGCTGGTGCTTCCATATCTTGCCCCCATCGCCGAGGTGTAAGTAACATTCGGGTAACTATATCTTTCTACAGCTGTGTATGAGCCACTGGGTGAAACACGACTCATGGAGTAAGCCATCGATGCAAGCGACAGACCGAGGGCAGCTACCTCGGGATTATTATCAACGTATTCCTTTGTAACAAGAGATTTTGCACTGGTAATATTTTCTTTAAGTAAGTTAGGAGCAACAATTTTACCATCAGCGCCTAATCTTAAAATATCCTTATATCCGGTAAAAGTCGTTCCATCTTGTGATGCATCAAATCTTAATTCTTTACCATCAAGTGGCATTCTCCACAATGAACCAGCACCAGTTTCATCAGTTTCTTTAAATGATAATGGAACTGCTTTATCTTCGATATGTAATTTAGAATGTCCTTCACCGGTATTATCTCGTGCTGATAATCTGATATTACCGTACCTACTGATAATCATTCTAGGACGATTATACTCGTTAATTGTAGAAAATACTATATTTTCATCACTAAATAATTTTAGTGTATCTGTCTTATGAGCATCGCGTTCTGCACTTATTGATGTATATGGTATTACTGAACCCTGACCACTAGTATCACCTAATCGTAAAGCACCTTCAACAAAAAGATCAGATGCAGTATTCCAAGTAGGGGCTCCAGTCGATAGTTTTGCAGTTGTAACCGCACCATTCTTAATTTTATCTGTTACAATAGCATCTTTGGTATTACCTTCATGCCAAACTTTATATTGATCTATTGTACCACCCGCATAAATTTCATCAGTAGTAATAATACCACCATTAGAATTAGATAAATCAAGATCTGCTGCTATATTTGTTAATTCTGGCCAAACATCAATCTTCGCTGCAAATCGAAGCACTGGCCAACCATAAAAATTACCGGCAGTTGGATATATACGAATATATCGAGCTTGCACCGGCTGTGAAAAAGTTCTTGCCACCGATGAATTTCTATTACTATTTCCAGTAAACACATAGTCGGTTTTGCCAAATTGTTGAGCAAAGGTCCAACTAGATCCATTTGAAGAGTATGCTACCTGATACTTTGTTACCCAATGATCAATATCATACCTACCTCGTGTGTCAACACCGGTCACAGTCTTTACTGCTCCGAGATCTAATTGTGTGTAATCGTAACCTTGGCTCGGGTGCGGAACAAGCGTTACGCCAGCCGGTATAAGATTCGATGTAGTGCTTGGCGCCCATCCAAACCTGTCGCCCCATCGTGCATTATTAAGAGTTGTACCACCAGAACTATAGTAACTAGTTTGGGTTCTATTATTTATTGATGGATCTCTTCTTTCGGAAGGTATACCTGGATTTGTATTATCTGGAACCCATTTTTCGGCTTTTACCCAACCGTTTGATTGGAAATTATCTCCTAATATATATGCTTTTACAATATTACTTGGATTAGCAATGTAAATTTGTAATGCTGCTCCATCATATGTATTACCTTCTTTAATTCGAATACCTTTAATAGGTTGGTTTGCATAATGTGAATTATGCGTAATTGTAATATTATTCGAAGCATTCATACCAAACGTATGAGAAGCAGTAAAAATAATCGACTGATGTCTACCCCCTGCTGCATCTCTAACACCAAATCGTGCAATTGCTCTATCTCCATTATTATATGCAATTGTGTACCATCCCACTGGAAGGCTACTACTAGATCCGCTAGGAATTTCTTGAGATGTATTATTATAAAAACCTCTACTATCAATACCGTCAAGAGTTTTGGCATCGTCAAATACTTTATCATCAACATATTTCTTTGTTGCGGCATGGTTATCAGAAGTTGGTGTACTTACTGGTATCCTAGTATTAATTTTAGCAAAGGATGCTGCATGTACACCATCGAGTGTATCAGCATCAAGACCAGAACCGCTACCATCATTACCAGAGTGCCATATCTTATAATCTCTAGTTGTTCCAGAACGAGAGTCCCGAATATAACCCTCAATAGTATGTGGACCAACACCCTTTGACTTATCGGAACTATCTATATAATCTTTCCTAGATCTAAACCAAACTTTTCCGGTATTTGCTCTAGCACCGCCTTCACGTTCAGTATCAGTGTTATTAAATTCAAATACATATGAATTCCAATTTTCATCATTTGTGTAATTAAATGTACACGCTTGATCAGTAAGACCAATCTTTACACTTTCTCTAGTATGGCCGAATCGACTAATAATAACTGGAGCAGTATTATCAGTTGTAATAAAATGTGCATTAGATTTAGTAACATAATTAGATGCAGCAGTTCCTCCAAGCTTACTTGAATCAGCGGCTTTATCGGTTTTAAGCAAATAATTATCGTATTTTTGTCCACCTAAATATCCAGCATCAAGACCAGAATTTTTACCATCATTACCAGAATGCCAATATTTATGACTACCATGAGTAATCAACTCGCCCCAAGTTCTAATAACTCGACCTTCGCCAGTCTTTGTTTGAACACCAACAATGTTTAATCCGCTTCCGTGTCTACCAGCCGAAATTCCTCCATCATTACTATCTATTTGATTTGTATGACCAAATGAAATTCGTTTCCCTTGATCAAATCGAGTATCGCCTTTAATATTTTGTTGAGAAGTAGATGACTTATTAAAGAAACTAGCAGCGTGTATACCATCTACTGTATCAGCATCAAGACCAGAACCGGTACCATCATTACCTTCGTGCCAAACCTTATATTCAGTAGAAGTGTTATTCTGAATAATAACCTTTAGATTATTTTTATTTGGAACATCAAATATGATTTTATCTTCAACACCTCCGGGTCCGTCATTTGTTACACCAATAACAAGATCAGATTGTTCGCCGGTTGAATTACCAATACCATGGGCGTGATATTGGATAAATCCGAAATCAGATCCAGAATTAATTCGTGTACCATCTTTTTCAGATTCAAAATAAACACCACTTACACCATTTGCATTTCCTTTAAGTAATAAGTTAACGCCATCATTCTTAAATGTGCCGAAACCACCGGGCACTTGCCCTCCGGTATATCTCGTATAGTCTGCGTTATCAAGTGATCCGTTAATGATAACACCAGATACAAATTCTGGATCATCTCTTAATACATAATTATCATCTGGATATACCTTTGCGATTTCAGAAAGAACCCATTCTTTCGTTGTAAGAGCTTTATCAATATTGATACGAGCCTTTGTTTGTTGAGGGGCAACAATTTGGCCATCAGACTTTATGTCAAGAGCAAGATTTGATTGAGAATATATTTGGGTTGTAAGACCACGTAAACGAATATGTTTAGCTAAGTTGCTATTATTATCACTATATAATTCAATCTTTGCTGCATTGGTTTGTGAACCACCATGAAGCATCAAAGAATCACCAACACCAACAATTTTACGAGTTGTAATTCCTTCACCAGCATTATCACCAACTGTTAAAGAACCATTTACTGTAAGATTACTATTTGTATCCCAAATTGGTCCACCGACCGAAAGATCTGATGGAGTAATCGTTACACCCTTTTTAACGTATATATCATCATGATTATGATTAGATGTAGCAAAATTAGACGCATGCTTACCATCTAGTGTATCAGCGTCAAGACCAGAATTAGCGCCATCATTACCCTCGTGCCAAACCTTATGGCCCATATGTAATAGTTTATTATGACCAATACGAAGCCATTCAATATGTTCTGAAGGCACATCAATACCACGCCACGCAGTATGACTAAATAAGAATTCTTCGCTGTAATTATCGCGGGTGTTAAACTCTAATCTCGAATTAGTATCACCATCGCCAGTATTGTGGAATCGAATAGAAGCTCCGTCTGAATTCATTCCCCAAACTAAACCTTGATTAGTCTTATTAAAATTAAGAGTACCATCAAGTGTTTGATTACCGGTCTTTTGAATATATCTTCCGTCACTATATGTCTTTGTAGCATATGATGATGAAGCTACACCGGCTAACTTATCAGCATCAAGGCCAGAACCAGATCCATCATTGCCATCATGCCAAATTTTATTCCACGAATTAAATGAAGTAGAATTATTCGCGCTTCTAATCCATAGATTATTTTGGTTTGTGTCTAATCCAAGCTGAGTAAAGTAATTACCACTGTGTGTTCTTAACGAAATAACACCAAACCCGTTATGGGTTCCGGCCGGTCTAGATCCACTAAATTGGCCATCAGTTTTAGATAGAATAAACGATTCTAGTTTATCAATATTATAATTCTTTCTATGAATTGCAATATTACCAATCTTATCAGGCGTAGTGCCAACATTTGTTGAAACAAGACCACCAGTAAACGTTATTAGTTTTGTAGCAGTTCCTGCCGCACCGGTTCTAAGATAGCGGCTATCATGATTATGAGTAGCTGTTGCAAAATCAGCCGCATGCTTGCCGTCTACTGTATCAGCATCGAGACCAGACTCTGATCCCATATTATTTGTATGCCATAGTTCGCTCCAAGCTTGTTTACCATTATTATTAGTTGATCTAAAGAAAACTTTTTGCTTATAATAATCAGCCGCAAATTGTAATGCATTATAATTCGATGTATTACTATGAGTATTTGAAAGCATATGATACCAAGTACCGGTACTTTCTGGCCATCCATTTCCGGTATCAGCTTGTTTCGTTTGATAAAATCCGCTATTTAAACGATTAGTAATATCATCTATCTGGGTTATCTTAGGGAATGTATTTGCATCAACGTACCCTTTTGTAACAAGGTGTTTAGCCGATGTACCTTCATAATTAAGTGTAACATTATTTGCTACAGAATCAATCGTAAGTAGAGTTCTTGCATGATTATTCGATCTAAATATATGTTTATCTGCATCATAATATGCATAGCCAGGATGATTAGTATTATTAATACCATACAATATAACATTGGCACCCTTATTAGCAGTCGTTCCACCAAGGATATGAGTTCTTTGGTTATCATGATTCTGTCTAAATATACCACTATCCGAAGTGATACCGTTTCTCATCCAAACATTACCACCATTACCATGAATAGTAAGAAGACCTCCTAATGAACTTCTAAAATAAATATTTTGAGATTCAGCAGTGACACCAATATGCATATGATGACCCTTTTGATATATCTCATTATTATCAATTGCGATTCCAGTGCTATCGCTACCAACAAGGAATGCTGGATTACTAAAATTACTTCCTGCAATTGTTGTAGTTCCACCTCCAGTAACAGTAAATCCGCCGTGTACGGTAGATCTTCCAGATTGTACTTCGAACTTCTTTGAACCGTTAATTTGGAATTCGTGAGTACCGCTTCCTTTATTATCAAATATAAGTGTTCCTGAATTTCCGCTATTTCTTTTAATAGCAGCAAATCCACTCGTTGATTTCGATGAAATAAGTTTTACAATAGTAGGATTATTACTTGTACTTGCGCTATTACCAATTTCGAAATTTAAACCGTTCGCATCTAAATCATTTTGAATAGTAACACTACCGTTTGAGTCCCATTGTGGACCAATATTTTCAATCTTTGCACTTGTAATTGAGTCATCGAGAATTTCTGCTGTACCAACAGAATTATCAGACATATGTCTTAATAAAATACAATCATCACTAACACGAGATGAATCTAATGGCCTTATTCGAATATCTGCATCATCAACATATGCCTTTGTTACAACGGTATTATCACCATTAGATTTTATTTTTTGAACAGATAAATCTGGTACTGTTACTATGCCTCTAATTGTTACTCCACCGGTATAATCGCCGCCATAATTAATAACGAGTTCATCACTAAATCCATGAACTAATGCTCTACCATCATGAACATTTCCTTTAGAACGTCCAGTATTATATAGATGAAAATCAGTAGCGTGTGATCTAAATCTACCAGAAGTAGTAACATTTGCAGTTACAGATAAAGCACCTGGAATACTTACTGTAGTATTATCCCAAGAAGGACCGCCGCTTGATATTTTTGCTGGAGTAACAGCATCATTTTTAATCTTTGCTGTTTCAACCGCATTAGTTGCAAGCTTATCAGCAGTGACTGCACCGGTTTTAATCTTTGCTGTTTCAACTGCATTATTAGCAAGTTTATCACGAGTAACTGCTTGGTGATTAAGTAAATTAGTCGTAATACCTAAATCTTTAATATTTAAGCGAGTACTTAAGTTACTGCTATTAATTTTAAAATGAGAAGTATTAACTTGATCAATACCAATCTTAGTTGCATTTGATGCATTTAATGCATCGATTTCTACCTCGATCTTTTTAAGCGTATCATGTCTAGTTGATACACCATCTTTTAATGCAGCAAAATCTGATGCAACTTCGGTATTAAGTCTAAAATCTGCTAATACGTGTGTTTCACTCCGAGGAGTCGAACTATCGCCAAAGTATGCTTTAATTTCATCATCATATAAACCCGTTCCATATAAGCGATGATCAATGTGTTGATCTACTGACTTTGCCGTAGCAAGTTTATCGTCAGAATTATTATTAGAAATCTTTTGAGTAGAAGTAATATATCCAGCCGGATCGATATGACTAAATGCTACATCATTATCTTCAATAAAATATTTCGGAATAGTTAATACATCAGTTGTATTATCTTCTTTAGTATATGTTAATACAAATTCAGTATTATTATCACTAGTAAGTTCAAGGTTTGTTACCTTCTCATATCCTTGCCCACTTTGAAAAAGAGTATCAAGCTTTATCTTATACGTATGATATTGACTATTCGTTGAGTCAATAATGGGGAAAAACTCTTCACCATTGATATTTGTTTGTAGCCGTTCGGTTAATCCTGAAATTTTTGTACTCATTGATTCTATTTATATATTTTTACGTGCTAACAGTAATCTGTAATGTAGTTTGTGGGCTATAATCAGTATAAATTGTTCCATCTCTAAAGAGAAGATCGACTTCTGGCATTGAAGGCAATTCAAAGTCGGTACCAGATGTATTTATAGCATTTTTCCAACCAACCATTATAGTATCACCATCATCAAGTGTTTCAGTAATGAGGCCTCCAATAGTAATATTAACCGAGAAGTCAGGAGCATCTGTACCGTGTGATGTAATTGTCCATAATACTACTTCCCATGGGTAATCAGTATCTTCTGTAGATTCATAATATGTATTTCCATCATAAACAATTTCCCATTTAGTACCGTCCCATTCGATAGTTCCATCAGTTCCCTTTTCAAATGCGGCTTTACCATTTACGTCTGTAGTCTTTATCCAAGTACCATTAATATCGCCATCTCCGGTTTCAATAATATTAACTTCATCAATACTATCATATTTACGCAACATTGTTGTAGTAATATCTTGATATACCATATCTCCTTGATTTACCGAAGGACCAGTTGAGGATGTAATATTAAATTGAACTGGTTCAGAAATATCATTCGAATTTTCAGGATTATTCCACCAATCTTCAATATCATCAATAAGAAGTTCTCTATTGAATGGTGAAGAATCACTTTCAAGATATATGAAGTTTCCACTCTCAGTAGTAAGAGGATTACGTTTTTCTGCAATAGCCGATATATTAGTAAATACAAATTCATCAGCAATCGCATCATCAATTGTTATATTAAAGAAGCAGCTAATTTCTCCAATATCTTTAAACTTAAGATTCTGTTGATAATCTGATTTTGTAAATTGTGTATGTGGCTGGAATGAAGGAATAACGTACTTAAACGACATTAATACTGCTCTCATAAAGAGCTCAGAATTAATGTCAATTGTCGATCGATCTTGTTGGGCGTATGCAGCCTCTTGCTCTCCTTCACCGACATCAATTATTTCTGTTTTGGTTTTAAGAGGTGCTATATTAATTGCTGCAACAGTCGAAGGACTATTAAGAGTATAGATATCACCATCTACAAATCCACCTATAGTTGACTCTGTTGCAATTCCGAATCGAAGAAAAACCGGAGATTCTAATGGAATAACTCTTATACCTGTAGCAATAACCGGACTATCAAATTCTATTTTAGATTTCCCGCTATAGTCAGTTAATCCAGTTTCAAATTCTGGCGGTGAATCGCTTGATATATCGATCCAATTTTCATTATCAGTTGTATATTGAATATTTAATTTGTCGATATATCCTGTAACTCCTAAGGCATTTTCACTTTGCTCTGTAGCAGTATGATAAGCAATATATCCATCTTCACTTGGACTATTTAGCGAATTACCAGTAAAGAAATCACCAGTTACTGCGCCAATAGATGAATGTGTTAAAGTTGCGGTAATGTTTTCACCATTAAATTGACCAATCTTTATCCATTCATTTTCATTGCGATCAAATGAATAAATTGAACTAAAATATTGAGGCACATTATCAGATAATAAACTATCTCTCGAAATTAAACCACCGATTCCTAAATAACCGTCTCCGAATGTATAATCATTTTTATATGATAGATTATACTTATCAGAAGGAAAGGTATATTCAATAATATGTTCAGAAAGTGTTTGACCTTTTTGAATCCATCCACTATTATCATTATACTCATATACCTTTGTATCAATCGTTGTTAAGCCATCTGTAGTTTTTCTATTAGAAGATGTTACTATTACGTTTTTATCAAGTACAATCTTTTCACCTAGATGATTATTATAATCACCAACAATATCTTTACCTACTTGTACCCATTTACTTTCACCACTTCCAACAATTGCTCCTACTCTCATAGTCGGATGACTTTGATAACCAGTTGGATATATTCGAATATATCTAGCTGTTACATAATCTTCAAATGTATTAGTTGCACTAGTTAAATAGTTAGATTCATTATTTCCAATCCACCTATCTGAACTTGTGCCATAAAAATTTGGGTTTTGTAGATAATTCCAAGTATTACCATCTATAGAAACTTCTATTTTATAGTCAGTTACCCATTGTTTATACTCTTCTGAATTGCGTCCTTGAGTTATAATTCCAGCAACCGATTTTTCTTCTCCTAAATCAAGTTCAACATATGTATTATAATCTAGATTATCAATTTCGTCTTTAGCAGCGGAAGAACATGACCAACCCTGGGATGAATCGAGTTTAGATAATGAATGTCTATATAGTGCGTCTTCGGTGATCCCCCAAACTGAGGTATGATATCGATCTTCATATTCTGGATTAACAGTAATATTTTCTGTGTGTTTATACAAATCAAACACTTGTATTTTACCTTTATTAATTTCATAATTTGGACTACTAATTGCAATTCGATCTCCACTTATTGCAACAGCTTTACCAAAAGCATCATTACGAGTGCTTACTAGATCATCAGCGTATTTCGAAAAATGCTGCACTACACCAGAGCTGTCATATTTGTATGAGCTAACAATACTAGTATATTCAGAATTAGTTGGAGCAGTATTTGCAACAATTACATTGTAATCATTACCATTTTTTTCGAAATCAAAGGTATAACCATATTCACTTTCTGTTGGTACAATAATATCACTTCCGTGGCGGGTACCTAAAGTAGAGTCATATACTTGAATTACCCCTTCAAGATCATTATGATTATAATTATCAATAGCAACTCCATCTCCAGAATATTTTAACTCATCACCAAATCTTTTTGAACCATCATTATCTGGATCGACAAGAATAACGTCGCTAATCTGATTCCAACTCGTGGTAAATTCGTATATTGCTATTCCCTTTTTTCCAGTTGATTTTAATATACCTCTTACTGCAACTGCCTGTGCAATATCATTACCGCTTATCTTTTCTGCAAATCCAAATTGAGTAAACTCATCATCTGAAAGTAGCTGTTCATTAGTAGTAACATCAAAAGAGGTATCTGGATTGATACCGCCTTGTACAATCAATCCATGAACATATGTCTCATCGAAAAGATTAAGTGTAATATAATTACCGGTTGCATCACCGCTTCCGTCGCCTTCTTCAAAATATGTTTTATCATCTAACGATGAAATGTGCGGTCCAGGCAAAGAATACTCTCGCTGACTTTCTGGAACATTGTCAATTCCTATAGCAGTATTAGTTAATCTTAAAATACCGGTAAACTCGTCACCGTCTGGTATAATTTTAGTTATAACACCTTCGTATGTTATATTTTCAACATCTTGATAGACTTGATCACCTACCTTTAATTCTTCTCCGCTATATCCAATAATACGAATTTCTTTATCAAAAACCGGATCACCTTCAATATACTCATATGTATATTTAGCAGTTGCTTCATTTCCAGGTACGAAGCGAGCAAGTTTTGTCCATTGTGCTGCCTCGAAAATAAATTGTCTTACTCGAATATCTCCTTGTAACCAACCTGGTTGGAAAATAGGCATATGATAACCCCCACCTTCAGTAGGTGCAGTCAATGATTCAAGCCACCGAAGATCTTCTATTGGCTGTGTAGTTCTAAACGGTGATAAAAATTTATCTTCAACTTTAATAAGATTAATGTTTTCTCTTGAGCTTGGATCGAAGGTAACGTATTTTGGTCCAAACCAATGATTGTCTCTTATTACAAGAAGAAGAACAGTAGCAAAAAATCTTAAACCTGCAGGGTGAACTAGATTTACAAACTGCTGTTCCCATTCGTCGATCTTTAAAGACGAACGAATATTATACGAGAACTCTTGCCAAAACATACTATCTTGAATACGATTGACAGACGAAGCTTGACCTTTTCGATCTAAGTATTTTCCTACAAAATCAGAAGTGTATAAATGTTGAACCGCAGCCTCATCAAGAAGAAGATCAGAATTTCCATCCCCCCAATGAATATCTTGCGCTGCAGAAATTGCATTATTATAATTAGCAGTTATACGAATCCGTGGATATGGATTATCATTTAAATTTGGTTGATCAAAAACCCAAAAAGAATTAAATATATGACCATCTAAATTGTTAAAGGTAAATACATCATCTTTTTCAAGAGGATCCGATACCATTTTTGTAGCACCAATCGATGTGCCAGAAATTTCATCGAATTCAAGAGCATAAAAGTCTAAAACATTTTTATTTAGATACTCTACAATTTCGTCTTTAGTAGAATCTGATATTGCATCATTATAATATTGAGCATGGCTTATATCTCCATTGAAATATCCTCTTTTATTTCTACCAAGAACAAAATTTGCTTCGGGAGAAATTAATAATGTTTTCGATGTATTACCACTAAAGATTCTTTCAAAGTCTGTACCGTTTACTGATATATCAACGTATCCATTATATCTATTTGCTCTACCTCTAATAATAACAATTGAATATTCATACGGAAGTATTTCGCTATTATCTAAATATATTTCATTTGTAGCCGGTGTAGATACAACAAAATCGCCAGTAATTACCTCATCATCTAATAATTCATATAAAGAATTATCAGTACTATAACCATATTTTAAAAGCGAATGTTCAGCGTATGAATCATTTGTATTAGTACTATGAATAAGATACGGATATGATAATATCGCATTATATGTTGGATACCTATCTGTTCTATATTTTAACGAATAATTATTATATACGAAGCTATCAATCTTTGGCCATCCGGCAATCGGTTCTTCTATTTGCCTGGGAACGATAGTATTATCACTAACTTTTCTATAAATGTCATAGCGTAAACCTTTACCGCTTGTTCTATATAACGAGCCATCGATTGTATCGACATTATCGCTATAAAAAGATGGCTCGTATGATATAGCAAAATATTCATTGCTATTGTCAATCGCGATATCTAATCCATATTGAAGACCTATTTTAAATTTAGCTTCTACCGTATTTCCACCATCAATTTCAGTATTAGGCTGTACAAATACTGTAGAAGGTTTAAATTTTCTTTTTACTTTCCATGAATTACGAGTAGAAAGATATTCGCTTTCGATATAGTATAACTCATATTCGCGATTTTGATCCGAGAAATATGTTAGCGGTTCGAATTGTTTATAATAGCCAGTATGTCTAATTATATCTAGTGCATTTGCTGGATTAACACCATCGGCATCTTCATCATAATCCCAAATAACTTCACTTAGAATAATTTTATTATTATATCCACCATTTACAAGTAATAAAGCATCACCAAAAAACTTATACGAATATGTTAGATTCGAATTCTTATAAATTTGAGATGAATCATTATCAGTAATATCTTCAATCGTATTAAAGTAAGAATGCCATTCATCATTTATTTTTTCCCAAATATATAATCCGTAATCAGAAGCTTTTATAATAACATTACCCGATTCATTTACTTCAAATCTACCTAAATCATGAGCTACATCAATGCTTGATGCTAAATACGTATCGATATGTCTATGTTCTAATTCAGTAAGTTTACCATCATAGATAGCGAAATACGATACCTCTACATTATTAGAACCAACTTCAATAGTACTCGTTGCATTAAAGTTTGCACTTATCCAATTACCGCCATAGTCAAGAGCTAAATTATAAATTGTTCTTCTAAATCCATTAATAGAAATATTAGAATTTATCCATACATCATAGGTAGGATTTGATATTTCGTCAAATTCTCCTAATTCAAAATCAACAACGAGAGTATTCCAACCACTGTGTTTGAGTGTTTGTAAGATTTGATCATCACCATCTGTATATCTTGGAATATTATTCGTATCCGTAGTACCATCAGATATAGCAATATTTCCATCTTTATTTGTAATAACTGATAAAGAACCAAGTTTAAAGAGTGTAAGATCCCGATTGTCAACGACTCCCGATACTTTAAAACGTAACGCAATAGTAAATCTCTTTTTTACTGTAAAATCTTTAGTGCGTTTGTAATCTCCTTCATCTTCAGCATACGCTAATCCGTTTCCATCCCAATTATATTCTTCATTAATATTAGAAATAATATTTCCAATAGGTGAAGAGGAAATATTAAGATCGTTATATTCTAAATCTGGAGTAACAGATCTAAAATCATCGGTTTTTAACGTTGTATAATTATCTTCTTCCCAATTATCATATACTCGAAGATCTTGATGGCCACTAATACCAGTACCAACAACAATTTGAGACTTAACTAATTTAATATGAGAAAAGTGACCATTTAGGTTAAGTGTTTTCTCATATACATAATCATTGAATGAATCTCGTTTATAAGCAATAACTCGAGTATTATCATTAAGTTCTTTATCTAAAATCAAAAGATAATCACCTTCTATTGCATAATCTAAAATATCTTTTATATCAGAATTTGCAAATGTAATCTCTTGCTTTATAATATCATTATGATATATCGAAAGATAACCACGATTATGTAGTTCAAATATAAAGGATTCGTTTTTCTTTAGAGCATCACATGTTGGTAACACTTTAAATTCGTGTGTTCCTGGTTTATATCCAGAATTCCATTTTAAATTCAAATCGTATGGATTTGGTATATCTGCTAAATCAACCCAATCAGTAAAATATAAATTAGCACCACGTGACTGTAATGTCCATCTATATTTCGAACCATCGGTTTCTACATATAATGTTAAATCTGGATCTGTATTAAATTCGTATACCGGCGCATTATTAAAAAGGCTTGTTGTTTGCACCCATTTCCCATTAATAAAAGAAGGGTAATCTGCAAAAAATCTATTATAATAATCAGATGACTCTCCATTTAGAGATGTGCTATCAATAAAATTAGAAAATATTAAAGATGTATTATCAGTATCTAAAATAATATTTGGATCTTTATTGTCGATAAAGGATCTTCCAACCTTTCTAGTTGTTTTATCAAAGAATAGCTCGTGAGATCCAACCTGTGAATAATCTTTAGCTAAAGAGAAAAGAGGTTGTATTTGAGTATTTTCTTTATTCTTTTTAGGCCGAGCTCGAATTATAAAAGAATGTTCATCTGTATTAAGATCAACAGCATGATCTCCAATATCTCCGAAATCGACATATGACTTTTTTCCATCTAATACAACAACATCGTCATATTGATTGAACGTTGCACCATTATTAAAATACCCTCTCCACTTTTCTTCTAATGCTAATGAATCCCACGATCCAATAATAGAATTAACGTTCTTTGTAGAGTTAATATCAAAAACAAGAGATTGGATTTTAGGAGCTTCATCATATAATGAAACTCTTTCACCTTTAATAATTTTTCCTGTTCCTAATACAACATCATCATCATTCTTTAATTCAAACTTATTATAATTAAAGGTAATATTTTTATTACCATATAACAACGATGCATTAATAGTATTGATATACTTATTATCGTTTCGATCCCAATTACCATCAGAAAGTTTAAAAAGCTTTTCTTTCGGATATGATACCTCAATAATCTCATCAAAGAAAAGTCGAAAGAATGTTGTAATACTTTCTTGTGAACCTTTTACTGTATAATACTTAATAATTTTCTTATACAAAGAAACTCGATCCATTACTCGAGAATCTGGTACATTCTTTGCAATTTCTGCCTGAATTCCATCTAAATATTTCTCAGAAACTTTATCGATATCATGTTCATCGATAATACGATTTATTTCATATGTAGGAAGACCTTCAGAATTAAGATGATCATAATACTTCTTAATTAGATCTATAAATTTTTCTGAACTTTGTCTAAGTTGCTCAGGGATAAGTTCTTCAACGCGAAGTGATTCTACGTTATGAGGAACAGTTCCTTGAGGAGCGGCCGAAGCTATAGAAATATGAGACATGTTTATGTATTATCTGGACGGTGTCTTAAGAATGGTGTATATTCATCAACTCCAGATGATCCAGATACAACAATTGTATCAACTTCTGGAGTAATGTTTGTTCTTCCAATATCAATACTAATTAGTTTGTTTCTTTTCGATACTACGTCGTTTGATGCTGGAGTGACGTATATATTTATAGTTTCTGTTTTACTAATTGGAAGAGGATTAATAGAAACTAATCCGGTCTTCATATTAAGTGTACCTACACTTTTAGATAACTTTTTCTTATTACCATTTGCACCGATATGATATGCATATACATTTCTTTCTTCGACTGAACCGGTAATTGGCTCATCTTCTAATCTATAAATAATATTATTGTGCACCCAACTATCTGATGCCATCATTGGTTCTTTTTGATCAATTTCTCCATAGATTTCTAACTGAAAATCTACCGGAGTTGATAAAAGTTTTCCATATTCAAATGTAACTCGTTTATATAAGTATACTCGAGCAAAGGAATTTACGATTGAAACATCTAAGTTATCAAGGTGTGATAAAAGTTTTGAATAACGAAATACACCATCAAATTTTTGTAGATTTGTAACATTAAATTCCTCGAGCATTTCTTCAACCTTTGTTGATAATTGACCAGGAGAAAATGATGTTCTATTCGAATCATATTTAAACATGATATCAAAATACAAATATGTATATTCTGGATCAATCAAAACTGGCTCGATTCCAATTACTCTTTTTTCAACCAACTCTCTTAAGAGAAAATCTTTATCCAACTCTGTAAGCTTTTCTGAATCAAATGGTTTAATCGAAGCATATACTTTTCCATATTGAGGAGGATTATTATCTTCACCTCCCCATACAGAAACTGTTTCGATATTATTTAAAATCTGTTGAATAAGAACTTTATAATCAGTTGATGTAACGGCTCTATTCTGTGATGTAAAAGAAAGTGGTGCATTATGACGAATTGTCTCAACGTCTTCTTTAATACTACCATTCGTAGCAGATGAAAGAGTAACAATTGTAGGACTAACAGAACCCGGACTTGCCCATTCAAACACATTAGCACCGTTAGCATTAGGTCCTTTTGTACTTAAATACCGGATTTTAATAATATTTAAAGAAGATGGTTTTTTACCAAAGATATTATCACCAAACTTAATTTCATAATTACCATTGTAATTCTCATTAATAAAATATGCTGCGGTCGATGGACCAACACCAGCTAAACTTTTAAATCGAGCATAAGATTCAAATGCTGTTGAGTATTGATTATCATATACATCAACAAGTAAATGATCTAAATCAACTGTATTGTCTTCGATAATATATTTTTGATCAATATTTCCTGTTTCGACGACATATGAACTTTCTTTCATGCGACCTTGATATATGACTACATCATCGAATACATATTGCCTATTTTCTTCATCAAGAACAGCAGTATAATCATCTCGAGTAATAAAAGTATATGTTACTCCATCAATTGCAGATGTAAGCGATTGTCCTTTAGTAAGTGTATATGTTGAAAGATTTCGATTAACAGCCGATGGGAATGTTAATGAAATTTTTGCCATCGGCGCTGTTTGGCTTTTTGGTGTATATCCAAGAAGCTTAGCCCGAGATACTACATTTGATCGAATTTGAGCCGAATCGAGGAAAGATTCGTTCATTGCATTATGGGCAACAACTGCATTATAATGTGTATTATATGCTAAAACGTCGAGTAGATGACTAAGACCCGATCCTTCAAAATCCCAATCAGAATATTCTCCGTTATCTACGTTTTTAAAATAATCTTTGAGGTTTTCTTTGATTGCATCAAAGTCGAGTTCTGTGACATTAAGTTGCTTCATTATCGTAATCGTTGTAAGTAAAAACTAATTTCTTCTCGCTTTGGAGAAAATATAACATTAAACCCAATTGTAATTTCATACGCATTTCTATCTGAATTATCAATTATTTCAACGGTATGACCATTCGTTCTTGGTTCAAACTTTTTTAAAACATATAATATTTCTTCTTTAATCGCCATTGATGTAAAATTATCTGCTGGTTCAAATAACAAAGCTGTTACATTTGAACCAATCTCAGGATGAAATGGCCGCTCATTAAAATTTGTTAATATTAAATTCTTTACTGAGTGTTTTACAGCATCTAAATCCTTAACAGCAGCTATATCTTTTTTAGTCGGATGCACAGTTTTAAAAAACATAGGGAAATCCCTATATAAACCTTTCATCGCAACTTTATCTGGCGATGGATTTATATCTGATAGTGCGCGTGACATGTAATCTATTTATATTAGTTGAGGAATATATTCGGCGCTGTTGTTACTTGATTTCCGCCATATGCCTCTGTTACTGTTCCTCCAGTATTTTCAGTGATTCCACCTCCAATATCAATGGTTTGATTATTTTGAACTCGATGCACATGCTCGCCTCCTATATGTTCATACTTGTTTCCTGTCACTTGAACATTCCAATCTCCAATGATTTTTGTATTGCATCCTCCATCGATAGTAAGATTA